GAACTATTTGTTACCTGGTATTACTTAATCCCTGGTTACCTAGACTATAAAAAAATTTTATGTTCCTATGATCTTATGAGTACAGCAAAAGAACTACAGCATTTACTTGATAAGGCCAAAGAAGCTAATCGAGAACTACGCAAAGAAAACCGAGAACTAAAAAAAGAAAGCAAAGAAAAAGATCTACACATACAGTTTTTAACAGAAAGATTATCTGTGTGGGCTGATCGTAACTTTGAAGAGAGACAAGCTAGGTTCAATATGACGATTGATGATGTCATGAAGTTTGCTCTTCAAAAACCTGATAACTCCAAAGAAAGAGAGTTAGCAGAAAAACTAAGTCAACAAAATTTAAACAATGAAAAATTAAAACAAGGAGTAGGTGGTGACAACACAAGCTGAAAAACTAAATAAACTAGATAAAGAAGTAGCAGTCATATCAGAGCGAATTAAGCTGATTGAGTCAAATCATCTAAAACACATCGAAGCTGATATTTTATCAATTAAGAGAGTATTATGGTCTGTCGGTTTTCTTTTACTAACTCAGTTTATTGTTATCATCAAAGACTTACTTATTTGACTAACCCCTTGTAACCTTACGAGACAGTAAGGTACTAAAGACTTTTTCGACAAAATTCAAAAATCAATAACATCATATTAAGGTGAAAATATTATTATTAAGTGATACTCACTTCCCAGCCCAACACCCGGATTACTGGCCTTGGATTAAGGCTATCAAGAGTCTAACAAAATGGAACAAAGTTATCCATATCGGAGACCTGGTAGACTTCTCTAGTGTATCTTTTCATTCTATCTCTGCTGAAACTGACAACCCTACGACAGAAGTAGAAAAAGCAAAAACAGAAATAAAGAAATTAGAAAAGTTATTTCCTAAGATGGATATCTTATATGGAAATCATGATATCCGAGTCATACGCAAAGCTGAGAGTTTTGGTATCCCCAGGAGCTTTCTCAAAGATCTCAATAAAATGTTTGAGATCAAAGCAAAATGGAAATGGCATGACAAGTTAATTGTTAAGCTTAAAAACGGAAACAATGTTTTCTTTACGCATCATTTTAAATCAAGTGTAATTCAAAGCTCTAAGGAGCTTGGATGTTCCCTGGTTACCGGGCATCAGCATACCAAGAGTGAATTAACTTATTGGTCTTCACCGACAGCACTGAATTTTGCGATGTGTATAGGATCAAGTATTAACCCAAAGGCTGAGAATTTTAGGTACTCGAAAAACTTTATTAAGAGGCCCATCATATCGATTGCTAGTATTGGTTATGTCGGATACTGCCAACCCTGTATCCATTCAATGCCTTTAGATAACAAAGGAAGGTGGACAGGCCAACTATGAAAAACAGTGACATCCTCAATATAGCATCACAGCTCGTCAATAATGATCGTAACGATCAACATGGCGACATGACTACGAACCATATTAATATTGCCAAGCTCTGGTCAGCCTACAAAGGCGTGGAGTTCACTGCTCATGAAGTAGCAGTCATGATGGCTCTATTAAAGATAGCTAGAACCAAGATAGGTAAAGTAAATCCTGATGATTATGTGGATGCTTGTGGCTACCTGGGTATAGCTGGAGAAATAGCAAGTGAATAATGGACATCAAAGAAAAAACAAAACAATCAATAAAAAAACATGAAGGTTATAGGCTAGAGCCATACAACCTAACTTATAACGGAGTGACAGAGTCCTGGCAGACTGGTGGATGGGGTCACAAAATATTACCCGGTGAAGAAATCCCAACTACCGAAGAAGGTTGGTTAGCTATCTTTGATAAAGATTTTGATAAAGCCTGGGATTCAACTGAGGTTTTATGTGAGACTTATAATTTACCAGATAATGAAGAGATGATGTCTATCTTGTGTGAGATGATTTATCAACTTGGATATAAAGGTGTCCAAAATTTTAAGATGATGATTAAAGCTCTCCAAGAGTCAGACTTTGTTGAAGCTCATTATCAAATGCTCGACAGCCGGTGGAGAAATCAAACAAAAAATAGATGTGAAGAACTAGCAGAGAGGATGAGGGATATATAATGTGGGGAATGTTAGTGAAACCATTATTAGGTGTAGCTGGTGATGTTGTTAAAGGTGTAGTCGATACCAAAAAAGCTAAAGCTGAAAACAAACTTACCGAGATCAAAGCAAAGACTAAGTTAATGGAGAAACAAATATCTGGTGAAATTGATTTTGACTTAAAAGCAATCGAACAAAGTGGTGATAGCTGGAAAGACGAAGCCTGGACAATTTTATTTATCATGATTATTGCTGGATGTTTTATTCCACCATTTCAACCTTATGTCGAAAGAGGATTTAACGCCTTATCAGCAACCCCATCTTGGTTCCAATTTGCCATGTATGGAGCTATCGCAAGTAGCTTCGGGTTACGTTCACTAACAAAATTCATGGGTAAAAAGTAATGGCAGAATATCAAGGTAGAAAAGTCACCCTGAATAAACCTATGGCTGGTGATGTTAAAAAATTTAAAGTATTCGTCAAAGACCCTAGCTCCGGAAGAGTAAAGAAAATTAACTTTGGTGCAAAAGGTATGTCTATCAAAAAGAATAATCCTGATCGTAAAAAATCTTATTGTGCTAGGTCAGGTGGTATTAAAGGCACAAATAACCGACTATCAGCTAATTATTGGTCGAGAAAGATGTGGAACTGTTAATGAAAAAACAAGTTTGGGAGAAGAAAAGACCTAAAGATTTAGGTAAGCCAAAACCTTTTGATAAGAAATCAAAAAAATACAAATCAGCGAAAGCTAAAGCTGATAAGAAATTTGGCAAAAAAGTCAGTCTAGTTAAAAATATGTTTATCTCTAAAGAGATGAAGAAAGGATAGAAAATGCCTAAAGTCGGTGGAAAAAAATTCCCTTATACAGCAAAGGGTAAAAAAGAAGCAGAAAAGTATGCCAAAAAAACTGGCAAAAAAATGAAAAAGAAAAAGAAGTAATGAGCAAATGCGAAAGCTGTGGCTGTATCTGTCATCAAGGAATGACTTGTATGTGCGAATGTGCAATTTGTCGATGCCAGGAATGTAATGAAAAAAATATCTCTTCCTGAATACGTCAGTATAGGACATTTTAAAATTTACCTAACTCCCATCGATCATGATGTAGCCTACAATGTTTGCGAAATGCAAGGGTGTTTTCTGAGTAAACCACCCTACCAAATTTATTTAGATAAAGACATTATTGATCGAAATGATGTCGACAGTAAGAACCTGGTTATCCATGAACTCTGTCATGCGATCTACTATATCTATTTACTCAAAGACAAAGACGAAGAGTCGATAGTCAACGGAATGTCTAATGGCATTACCGAGTTATTTTATAAATCAGAATTAAAGGAGTGGTTAAAGAGTTGCGATGGTTAAGGTTTATTTCTTGGTCGGATATCTATGTACTTATCTAACCCAAAACTATGTCGACCCTCACTGTACGTCATTTGCTCATAGGTATATGACGAAAGAAGAATGCAATAGAGATATTGAATTCATTGATGCACTGGCCCTGGAGCTACGCCAAACCACTTTAACACAACATAAATTAGCTTGTTTAGAAGCACCGATTAAAACACAAGGATCATGAGTTTACTAAATTTAGGAATAAAAGCTTTTCAGTATGCACCGAGAGCTATGGCTGGTGTTCGGTCTCTATTAACAGACCCTGTAAAAAGCACTGGACTTGTTACTGGTGGTATCCTGGGTGGTAAAGCTACTGAAGAAACAATCAACTCCGGTATCCTGGGTAACTCTAACATGATCCAGGAAGGTATGAACTTCTTTTCTAGCCCGGCAATCAACTTCCTTAATGACATCCGTAATACCCCATCAGGCTCTATCCTGACTCCTGACCAGGGAGCTATTGATGCTGAAAACAAATTTAATGAAGAACTTAACAAGAAAATAACAACAGCAACTCAAGACGATCAATCTAATATTCTCATCACACCTGAAGTAGAACAACCCTCAGGTCTCTTAACAACTCCCGAAATAGATCCTTTGGATTTTAGTAATACAACTCCAATGCCAGATCAATCTCTCTTATCTGATTATATTTTAACTGCCGAAGAAGCTCCTGAGACTGAAGAGGGTTTATTATCAGAGTCATCCAATCCTTATTATTCTGTTTTAGCTGAAGCTGTCCTGGATATGAATTTTAATTCTGGTTCAGGCCAACAGATCTTAAACCAAATAAATAATATGCCAGGCATCAAACAATCTGAGATTGTCGATACAGGATTAGATAATTTTCTTTCAGGCAAAGATAAAGTTACAAAAGAAGAATTAGATAATTATATTCTGGAGAATAATATCTCTACAAAAATTAATGATTTAATTTTAGGTGAAGACAAAGGCGAAGGTACAGTTCTACAACCAATTAACGATGATGTTACAAGGTCTTTTTTATTAGATTATGCAAATACGTTAGATGGAGCAATGACAGTCATAGAA